GGGGTGCTCCAACACGCCGCTGGGTGCCGCGCCGTTGGCAAAGAATTTAGCGCCGTATTCCTCGGCGGCAATGGCAAGACCCACAGCATTTTTCGCCATTGCAATCGGCGAGTAGCCAACCAGTCCGTCAAAGCCCAAACCGAGAATGTGCAGCACATCGCTTGGCGCGAGAATAACGTCACTCGGCTTGTTCCTGCTGACCTCCGGCGCGTCATCGCTATTTTTTCTGTAGCGATAATACAGCCGCCCCTGCGAATCCCGGTCAACAGTCATGCGGTCGGGCATAAGGGGATACAGCGCCACGACGTCGCCGCGAGCGTTTCGGATAATCTGCGCGTAAGCATTACCCGTCAGCAGCAGATGGTTCATCATGGTCTCCCGGAAAACAAACGATGTCATTTCCGGGTTTGGTTCGTCGTGCAGCACACGCCACAGCGGGTGGTCGAGATATTTGTCCTTGCTGCCGTCGTCACCGTATTTATATACAAACAGCGGCAGGCCCGCGCTTGCTTCGGATAATATACGAACGCAAGAGGAAACCGCCGTCATCTGCATGGCCGTTCTTTCATTGACGACTTTGCCGGAGGACGAGCCGCCCCATAATAAGCTGGTGTTGCCTAAGTTCTTAGGCTTATCACGGGCTTTAAAAATTCCTTGAAAGATGTTCATAGGCAGTTCCCTCCAATTAAAAAACGAGCAATCCGCGTTTGTCGTACACGCTTTCGCCCGTATCGTTTCCGCACCGGATCGCCCGGTCGAGCGCCATAATAGTGGCGACTGCACCGTCGATTTTCTCTGTGGATTTTTCCTTATCTGCTTTGATATTTCCAGCCGGGTCGGTGCGGATATAGATGTTATCCATCATCCAGCGGAGCACCGGGTGGCCGCCGTGGGCGAGCTTTTCTTCCAGCGTCAGCTTCATCAGTTCTTTGGTCGGAGGGCTCATATCCTTAAAGCCCTGCCCAAACGGTACGACCGAAAAGCCGAGCGTTTCAAGATTCTGTGTCATCTGCACCGCGCCCCAGCGGTCGAACGCGATTTCACGGATGTTGTATTTCTCGCCGAGGGCTTCAATGAACTGCTCGATGTAGCCGTAATGCACTACATTGCCCTCGGTGGTTTGCAGAAAGTCCTGCTTTTTCCAGACATCATAGTTCACATGGTCGCGCCGAACACGTAGGTCGATATTGTCCTCCGGTATCCAAAAGTACGGTAGAATGCTGTACTTATCTTCCTCGTCGATGGGTGGAAACACTAACACGAACGCCGTAATGTCGGTAGAGGACGAAAGGTCAAGTCCTCCATAACAGACGCGCCCTTCAAGCGATTTTTCATCCACGGGGAATGCGCAGGCATCCCATTTGTCCATCGGCATCCAGCGCACCGCCTGTTTTACCCATTGGTTCAGTCGGAGCTGCCGGAAGCTGTTCTCCTCGGCAGGGTTCTGCTTTGCCGACTCAAACGCTGCCTTGACCTTATCCATGCCTACCGTGATGCCGAGGGAGGGATTTGCTTTTTTCCACACCTTGGGGTCTGTCCAATCATCCTCCTGCGCCGCACCGTAAATCACCGGATAGAAGGTTGGGTCATGTTTTCTGCCGTCGATGATATCCAGCGCCTTCTGGTGGACCTCCCAGCAGATGCTGTTCTGATTGTCACCGGCAGTTGTAATCAGAAAATACAGCGGCTGCATTCTCGCATCGCCGCTGCCTTTGGTCATAACATCGTAGAGCTTTCGGTTCGGCTGCGTGTGAAGCTCATCAAACACCACACCATGAGTGTTGAAGCCGTGCTTGTTGCCGACGTCGGCGGACAGCACCTGATAGATACTGCCCGTTGGCTGAAAAATCAGCCGCTTCATAGAATCAAGGATTTTTACCCGTTTCGACAATGCCGGGCACATCCGAACCATATCCGCCGCCACATTGAACACGATGGACGCCTGGTTGCGGTCGGCGGCACAGCCGTAAACCTCGGCGCGTTCCTCGTTATCGCCGCAGGTGAGCAACAGGGCAACAGCCGCCGCAAGCTCACTTTTTCCCATCTTTTTCGGTATTTCCACATAAGCGGTGTTGAATTGCCGATAACCATTGGACTTGAGTGTTCCGAATACATCACGGATAATCTGCTCCTGCCAGTCGATCAGCTCAAACAGCTTACCCGCCCATGTGCCTTTGGTATGGCAGAGCGCCTGTATAAAAGACACCGCATAGTCAGCAGTGGCCTTGTCATAAACCGAATCAGACGCTTTGAACTTCGTTAGCGTATACTTTTTCAGTTTTCGCAATCGCACCGCCTCTTTCCGAGCATAAAAATAGACCTGCATAAGCAAGCCTTCAAAGTCTATCTGTACGAGATACACGCCGTCTCCGGCGCGTCCTCGGCTATTTTATTAGCGTGGGTTAATGATTTTCGCTGTGCAGAAGAAGCTCAATGGCAAGCTGCGTGTCGGGGTCGGAGGGTTCAACATCCCAGCCTCTGTCGTAGTTGCACACGATTTCTCCGTTACGCTTGAGCATCAGTTTGCTGATTCTGCCACCCTCAATGCCGTATTGTGAACCTTCATCGTATTGCTTCATCCAATAGTGAAAAATGCTGTCTTGAATTTTCAGACTTCCTTCTTTCCACATGGTACCGTTCTCCCTAAAATTTCTTGATGCTGGCGTTGCCATCGGCATCGAAGCTCACGTTGTAGCGGATTTCAAAGCCGTCAGCGTTTTTGGTAATCACTCGAATGCCGCCTTCAAAGGCTGTGTACATTCTGTCGATTCTCTCGCCCTGCGGCAATTGGCTTTCGATTTGCTTTATCTGCTTTTCGTTCATTTTCGTTTCCTCCGTTTGTTGTGTTTTTCCCTTTCGGTAGTCACATGTTAACTCTAAAAGCACACTATATCCAGGTAATTACGCGATCAGTCGGGGCATATTCTGCACGATCTTTCAAGCGAATACGACCCGCAGAATTGCGTAGTTTACAGTGCTTTATTCCTCGTCATCGACGTCGTCGACACTGGTGAAGTTAACGTATTCGTCGATTATCATGAGCGCCTCGTCGTAGCTGCCGCTGCTGAAAACGCGGGAGGCCATTTCTTTTGCTTTATTATATATACCGTGGCGTTTCAATGTCCGTGAGGCGATGCCGACTAGATTGAAGATGTTTCCGTCCGCTCCGATCGGCGTGCAGTTGGGCTTTTCCTTATCCATTGTTTTTTCGCTTCGTATTATTTTGGCCGTAATAACTGTATGATTACGGCCAAAGGCAAGTACATCTCGTGCATTTACGTTTAGAAGATTCAATTTCCATTTGTTTCAACCATGCAATTGCCTCGCATTTATTAGCGACATGTGTTTGAAAAACTTCATAATGCCCACACGCTTGCCGCATAATGTAAATCATATTATACGCAAACCCAAAGTTTTCTTGTTCTACCTGCTCAATATACTTCAGCTCCTCGGGAGATGTAGACATTTTCTTAAGTGCTGCATATCCGGATGAACCGGGGTAATATTTACCATTCTGATTATTGTCTTCCGTCATAATTAGATAGTTGTAATTCATTTTGCCAGCTCCTTAGTGTTCATCGGGAAGCAAAACTGTCGTTGCGCTTTTATCCCCTTCTGTTATAATCCACAGCTTGTTGCCCTGAAATGTATGCGCAGAAAGGATTTGCATGCCAATAATCACGGATTTGTCGTTTGCAATTTTATCCTCAGCGAACAATGCTCTCCAGTCTCCATTGCTATGCCGTTCTATGCAGCAAGCGACAAAATCCATTGGAAAGGCACATGCTGTCGTTCGCGTTATATACAATTGCCCAAGAGAGAACTCATGTTTACACATGGGCGTTATCACGTGTACTCTGCGAGATATTCGTTTTTAGCAATATTCCATACCGCACAATCTCTTCGGTATTACTCCATCTCTTCTCATTGCGCTTGACCTTACAGAGAGAAATTAGTTTGCAGCCGTTATTCACCATGCAATGAATTCCATCCATTAGCGCGCTACTACGATCCGTGACAGCAAAGTAATCGACTCCTGCTTCACGTAACGTTGCCACAAATTCCGGAATATCTTCTTTCCATGGCAGGCCATTACATTCAAAATAGTCTGCATCATTATCTATGCTTTCTGACCAAGCACGGTACGCGGTTGTTTGCCCTCTGCTAAAAGGGAATGGAAATTTCTCCTCGCGGTCAAACCATGCATTTAATTTCTCTTTGTTGTCACGCTTTTTCAAGATCTCCGTTTTTTCAAGCAGTCGCTGAACCTTCGCGTTTTCATAGCCAATGCCAATATCTCGCATCATCATGAAATATCCATTTGTGTATTCAGTCATGCCCATTCACTGTCCTCTCCATTCAGAATCGCATTTATCTCGGTGCAGGTGTCTGGGTCCGCTTTTGCGCGGTCGAGATCATCCTGCGAGAAGCCCTTCTTCTGACCACTCTTGAAGCTCGAATTGCCCGACAGGTTGAGGAGCAGGATTTTGCGCTCACCCTTGTAAGCCTCGCCGATGAAGCCCAGCCGCAGGAGAAAGCAACGGAAAGCGTATTTATCGTTATCGGTATCCTTTTCCTTTGCGGTGACACGCTTTTGCACCCTCGCCATCTCGCAGAGCGCAGACACAAAATGTGTGTATGCCTTGACTGCATCATGGTCTGTGCTGTTCTCAAACCATGGAAACCGCATCTTGTCATCTGTTATTTCAAGTTTGAGTGTTTCCGTGCCGAGCGCCTTTTTAATGAGGGATGCCTTGCTTTCCACCAGTCGCTTAATGTTTTCAAGCGCCGTGTCGGTAAAAGCCGAACGGGGCATTTCGAAAGCCGTATTCGGTAACCGCTTCCTCGCATTGAATCCAGCGCGCCACGCTCATGGCATAACGTTCCAGAAGCTGAGGGGATACGAGAGCGGCACAGCCGCGCTCATTCAGCCACTGCCATGTGGATTTATATATTTCACTCGCAACGAGCGTCTTTCCGTCTTTCTGAATGGCTTCGAGCATTTTGTTAGGCTCCGGCATCGCCTGACCCTGCAAATTCGCTGTGTCCGAAAATTCCATGACGGTCAGCTTTCTTCCGCCGGGATTGCCCTCGGCGATTTTATCGACAAGCGGCTTCTTTTTCGCACCCGCTCCAGCACGGGCGCCGCCACGGTTTGTGCCGTCCTTTGCCAAATTGTTCACCTCACATTCGCAGGGGGGCTATTCCACCGTTTGAAACCGCGTTTTTTAACACGAAGCCCCACGCCGCTGTCCAGATTTTTTTGTTTTTAGAGATTTTGATACCCCCACTGGGAGTGACCAAAAAAATAGATAGCTTTTAGACATCGTACTAAAATGTAAACGATGCCTCTTTCAATATCATTTTCCCCACCGATCGCCCATCTCGACGGTGATGCGGGCGTGGCACGGCTTGCAGAGAGCCATAAGGTTGCTCGTTTCATTGCCGCCGCCTTTGGAGAGCGGAAGGATATGGTGTACCTCCTCGGCGGGTGTCAGTTTGCCTTGCTTCTGACATTTCTCGCACAGCGGGTGCGCCTTGATGTAGCGGTCGCGGGTACGCTTCCATGCACGGCCATACCGTTTATTGGATGCAGGGTCGCGTTCGTATTGGTTGTAGCGTTTGTCCATAACCTTCTGATGCTCGGCGCAGTATTGCCCGCCATTTTCGGCAAGCCGACCGCAGCCGGGGTAAGCGCATGGGCGCTTGGGTTTGTATGGCATCTGTTCACCCCCTCGCGGGCATAAGAAAAGCCCTGCGGGATTACTCCCGCAAGGCCAATTTCTATTCTGCTTCCGCATTATAATACTAACATAAAAAGTGACTCTCAATCACTCTCATTACCTCTCATGGTGAGAAGAACATTTACTTCGGTGAGCGCCTCGTCGTGCATTCGATAGATATGCTGGATACTGTAGTGCATCTCAACGGCAATCTTCTCCCACGACAGGAAGCACAGGTATCTCTTTTCCAGAAGCGTCTGATACTCGTCGTTGGCAACAGACCGGATGGTACGCATGATATCCCTCTTGAGATCCACCAGAGAATTGATGTCAGCGTTCAGCTCCGTCTGCAGGTCAATGATTTTACAAACGGCATCTGCCATACGAGAGCCGCCTTTGTTCGGATTACGCGGCATCCCTGTTATCGCAGAGGAACAACTGGTGGCCAACTCGTTTAGGGATTCAATCTGCTGGACTTTTGATTTGATGCGCATATCCAAATAACGCGCCTGAGAAAGATATTCCTTAGACTTCATAATGCTTCTTCTCCTTTCTCAGTTTGGTGATCAGGAGCTCCGGCTCCAGCTTCGTCAGAACTCCAAACCAGCCAGAACGGAAGAAGCGTTCAATTTCTGCAAGGTCGCTTTCGTCCTCGACCAGACGATAATCGTCAACAGCACGAAGGATTATGGCATTTGCGAGGTTTTCATATAAATTGGTCATAATCTGTACCTCCGATATTTGTGTTTTTCTCGGAATGGCACGGATTGTCGTATGTTGTCTTAGATTTTCAAGTCTGCCTTGACCGCGTCGATAAGTGCGGACTGCGTTTTGTCTTTCTTTTTCAGAGCCGCCATGATTTTTTCATCAATGGTGTCCTTGGCGATGAGGTGGTGGATCACCACGGTATTGGCTTCTTGTCCCTGCCGCCACAAGCGGGCATTGGTCTGCTGATACAGTTCCAAACTCCAAGTCAGACCGAACCATATCAACGTGGAACCGCCGGATTGCAGATTTAAACCATGTCCGGCAGCGGCTGGATGAACCAGTGCCACGGGCAGTTCGCCGTTATTCCATCTTTTGATAGAATCGGTTGTGTCCAACTTGGAAAACGGAATGTGCCGTTTGTGCAGACGCTCCTCAATGCGGGAGAGGTCGTGTTTGAACCAGTATGCCACAAGCACAGGTTTGCCGTTTGCCGCTTCAATCAAGTCCTCCAGCGCGTCCAGTTTGCGGTCATGAATGGCGATTACATTGTTGCCCTCGCCGTAAACAGCGCCGTTTGCCATCTGCGTCAGCTTATTTGAAAGACCCACGGCATTGGCGGCATCGATGTCCTGACCGTCAAGGCTGAGAATCAAATCGTCCTTCAGTGTCTGGTAGCATTCCATTTCTTTTTCAGAAAGCCGCACGGGAACTTCATTTATCACGCATTCCGGCATCTTGAGATAGTCGGTACTTTTCATGCTGATGGTGATATCCGACACAAGGCGGTATATGGCATCCTCTGCACCGGGCTTTGGCTTATAGCTGAACACAATCTGCTGATTGCGTTTGTCCGGCACAAAATAATCGCTGCGGAAGTGAGTGATGAAGCGACCAAGGCGTTCGCCCATATCCAGCAATCTGAACTCCGCCCACAAATCCATAAGACCGTTGCTACTCGGAGTACCCGTCAGGCCTGTGATGCGCTTTACGAATGGGCGGACTTTCATCAGACTGCGGAATCGTTTTGCTTGATAGGATTTGAAGGACGAAAGCTCATCGACCACCACCATATTGTAGTCAAACGGCAGACCGCTTTTTTCTACCAACCATTCGATATTTTCACGGTTGATGATGAAGATGTCGGCTTTTTGCAGCAGAGCCGCTTTTCTCTGTACCTCGGTGCCGACCGCAACGGAATAAATTAGTCCATGCAGATGCTCCCATTTTTCAAGCTCCGCAGGCCATGTATCCCGTGCCACTCGGAGCGGTGCAATGACGAGAACCTTGTGTATTTCAAAGCTATCGAACAGCAGGTCGTATATTGCCGTAAGTGTAATGACACTCTTACCCAAGCCCATATCAAGCAGGATGGCAGACACTGGATGCTCAAGAATAAAGTTTGTCGCATAGTTCTGGTAATCATGTGCCTCGTATTTCATCAAGAATCCCTCCAATCTGCTCTATGCTGTCAATTACGAATACCGAAAAGCCTAACGCTTCCAGTTGCCTTTTTCGCTTTTCCTGCAGCGGTCGCAGCTTCTTGCCATGTGCTTTCAGTTCTATAAATGCCAGCCTCCCATGAGGGAGAAATACGATGCGGTCTGGCATACCGTCAAAACCGGGACTTACAAACTTAGGTGCAATGCCGCCCATGTTTTTTGCTGCTATGGATAATTTCTGCTCAATCTGTTTTTCTCGCATTTTTTACCTCCGTGGGACAAGCGGACAAGTGGAACAAGATTTCCTATACGTGTGCGCAGGTGCCTATATACGCCCACTTAATGCTTCTATTTCTCTGTTTTTTATTCCCATAAGAAAAATCTTGTCCACTTGTCCCAATGCCCTCCTGAAACCTTGTTATATTGGGATATTCCACGCTGGACACCCTAACGGGACGAGCTATGGTTTGTCCTTACTTGTCCCGCGTATATGCCCTCTGTCGTCCGTAAAACGAGAAGTTGTCCCGCTCGGACTTGTCCCAACCTTCAATTTTTTGCATGATGGCTCCGATCTCGTAGGAATCAGCTTTTTTCAAGGATGAGTTGTCCTTGAAAAAGCACTCGCACCAGATTTCCATGTTGCAGACTCTGGTACGACGGACGGTGCCTTTTTTGCCGATGTCAGAGAAGCTGGTGCCACTCAGAAAATTACGGCGCCCATACAGGTCGAGCTCATTCCAGTTTTCCGGCAGCGGTGTATCAAGGTACTCACGAACCAGACCTTCGCGCTCATCTGTCTCCATAGCGTCCGCCTGTTCCTCGACTGCCTGCATCGCATCCTCGCCTTCGAGATAGAGTTTTTCGCCCTTGCGGTAGAACACAAGAGTCTCCGCCCATATCTGCGCAACATCGTCCTTGGTAATCTGCCACGCTTTTTTGAGAGAGCTGCCGCTGACGCGAATTGGCCAGAAACGCCGGTTGCCGGTGATGTCACGAAGGAAGCCGGTCTCCGCATTGGTTGAGCCTACGATGACGCACTGCCGAGGATGGCTCTCCACGCTCACGCCATAGCTGGCGCGGTATTTATCGTCCACACGGGAGATGAAGGACTTCACTGTTTCCACGTCGGCCTTGCGCATCCCAGCGAGTTCGCCCAGCTCCAGTATCCAATAGCCCTGCAGCTTTTCGGGTCCTGCCTTATCGCGCATATCAGTAAGGGTCAGACTGTCGGAGAACCATTCGCCAGCCAGCTTTGCGAAGAAGGTGGATTTTCCGATGCCTTGGGGTCCGTTCAGAATCGGTACGCTGTCGAACTTTGTGCCGGGGTGATAGATGCGAGCAACCGCCGCTACCATAGATTTTCTGCTGACCGCTCTGGTATAAGTAGAATTCGTCGCGCCGAAATAGTCGATGAACAGCGCTTCCACGCGGGGTATGCCGTCCCAATCGGGTAGTGCCTCCAGATATTCCTTGATGGGGTGATATGCTTTTTCGGCGGCGACCGCCAACACAGCGTCCTTCGTCTTAGTCGGAGAATAAACGCCATAGTGGTTAGAAAGATAAACCTTGAGAGCCGCATTGTCGGAGTCGTTCCAGCCGTCCTTCAGCTGTTCCCACGGCAGACCGCCCTTGGCGTCGATACCGTCACGATGGCAGTTGAACGCGATGTGCTGCAAGGACTCGTCGTGGCGCAGAATAATGACGAGATTGTCGAGCGTATCCTTGACGTGTCCCTGCTTATCCAGTTCCAGCCCCTTTTGCCAATCGTCCTCATCTGTGAAGTCAGCATTTGCCTGTTCCATGCGTTTCTTCGTAAGCTGCGTCTTGACCTCATCATCCTTCAGGGCAAGATCACTCATCTGCTTGAAGGACTTCTTTTCATCGTCATCACCATAAAGGTGGATACGGACAAGGTCAAAAGCGTTGAGCAGCTTGCCGCAGGCGGGGTCGGTAGCGTGGTGGCTGTAAGCAAATTTATCATCATAAATCACTACGCCCGCGCTGCTGTCAGCGGGAATGTAATCGTAGCGCCCTTCCATTAACGAGGCTTCATATACGGTCGGCAGGTATTTTGCTATAGCGGCTTGGATACTGTAAGCGCGGCAGAACGCGCCAATTGCACCGGATTTCGCAAGCGGGTCCTCCTGCGGCTTTTTGCTGCCAACACGGACAGAGCTTTCGCGGGAGGAGGTGGGGAGCAGAGAGCAGTCCCGCCAATTGGGATGGGCTGCGAGATAGGTATCAGGGTCGAGCCATACGCCGTCGATACACTTGAACACATACTCGCCGTTTGCCGGTGAGGTAGGCCAATACATAAGCTGATGCGGACGGTAGGAACACTCGTCAAACTGGTCAATGCCCCATTCGTCGGCGAAGTATCGAGCAATGGCGACATATTCGTCAGGAGTGATGTCGCGGGTCATGGGAACAATGATGCGGGCACGCGGTGCTTCCGGCGTATGCCCGTGGGTGGTGTAGAGGCAAGCAGCATATTTGCAGCCGGACATAAAACGGGCAATGAAGTCCATTTCTGCATGGTCGCAGTCCAGCGTTAGCATGGAGCGGCAGACCACATTTTCACGTTTACGGCGGTTGTCACGGAGCTGCCCGCCGACGAAGCCGCCCTTATCCTTGATGCGGTCGCGTTCCGTTTTCGCCAGCTTCGGATATTCTTCTACGGACTCCGTTGTGCGGATGGTCTGTTCCAGACGGGAGCAGAGCTCATCGAAGGTTATAGCTTTATTAGGCCATGTCTTGGCAAAGCAGCTATTGCCATAAGCCACTGGCAGATTACGCATGGTTTTGAACCTCCTCACAATTCTCGGTAAAATAACGCAGGCGGTAGTTCTTCCACCGGGCGCGTTTGATTTCAGCTTCCATACCGGCTGAGATGGTACGGCCGAAAACCCACACCTCGGAGCATTTGCTCATTAGGGCGTTTCCGAAGAACAGACCGAGCTTGCGCTCTATGGGATCTGCATCGTTCAAAAACTGTGGAAACAGCAGATGCGGTGCAATAGGAATATATCCTTTGTCTACCGCATGGCGGCTGTATTTCTGCGCCGCAGTCATATTGCTATCCGTGTCTCCGGCATATGGCGAGCAGATATATACTATCGGTCGAAAAGCCCGCAGCGCCCGTTCTTCTTTCTCAATAACGGACAGCGCTCCATAGGCGGTCAGGTCGTAATATCCCTCGGCATTGAATCTATCTATACTCATGTTTACCTCCATTCTCGACGAGCTTTAAGTCCACCTACTATCCACTGGAGATTAAGCCGCGCCTTTGACGAAAATCTCTTAATCTTTTTTATAAAAATCGCATTCGTAGCCATCAGCGCGGAGTTTCAGTCCCTGCGCCCAAGGTGGTGTGCGTCCCATCTGTTCGCAGACCGCTTCGAGTGACATACGCTTGTCGGCTTCGATAACCATTTCATCGTGAATATGCATGGTGATGAAACAGTGACGGAGTGTCATTATGGCATAGCAAAGAAGGTCGCGGGCTGTTGCCTGAACGATGTTTTCCACAATTTTAGGTCCGTAACTCTCGATGCGTTCCCACTTTTTCGTGCTACCGACACCTTCATATGTGAGGCAATTGCCTCCGAATTGGTTTTCTCCTATACGCGGCTTTACATAGGTAAGCCGTCTGCCGGATGGCAGGATGATAAAGAGCATCCCACTCTGATACACAAAATAGATGCCATGCGTGTCTGTCATGGTTTTCTCCCTGACAGCTTTCATCGCAGCACGGTCAACATTCCACCAGAAGCGTACGATATTTGGATTGGAAGAACGCCATGCTGACACCAGCGGCGGCAGTTCTTCTTCGGTAAGTCCCATTCCAAGAGCGCCCATCGCTTTGAGCGCACCCACGGAGCCGCCGTAGCCGAGTGCCAATTCAGCAATTTTGCCTTTTTGCCGCAGGTGACCGTTTACGCCGTGCTTTTCGACAGGGACGCGGAACATCTGTGAAGCGGACGCGCAGTATATATCGCCACCGCTTTCAAAAATCTCCTGCCGCCATGTCTCTCCGGCAAGCCATGCGATGACGCGGGCTTCGATTGCAGAGAAATCTGCTACAATGAACTTGCGTCCGGGCATCGGCACAAATGCCGTGCGGATAAGCTGGGAGAGAGTGTCAGGAATATCCTCATAGAGCATTTCAAGTCCATCGAAGTCTCCGCAGCACACAAGCCCGCGAGCCTGTTCCAAGTCCGGCAGATAGTTTTGCGGCAGATTTTGCATTTGAATTAGCCTGCCAGCCCAGCGCCCGGTACGGTTGGCTCCGTAAAACTGAAACATTCCGCGTGCGCGTCCGTCGGCGCAGACCGCATTTTCCATCGTCTGATATTTCTTGACGGAAGATTTGGCAAGCTGCTGACGGAGCATAAGGACATCACGTAGTTCTGGTGGAGCGGTTTTTAGAAGCTCCGCAACGGCTTTTTTACCGAGCGTATCCGTTTCCATGCCGTTATCTGCAAGCCACTGCTTCATCTGCATAACCGAATTCGGATTATCCAGTTCGGTGAGCTTTTGCATCTTGGCTGTAAGCTCCGAACGGGAGCGGGTATCAATAGCGATGGCTTCTTTGACAAGTGTCATATCCAGTGCCACGCCACGGTCGTTTATCTCTTGGTCGAGATGGTACTCGTCCCATACCCTGTCCGGCACGGCAAACTTCGCCAATTTCTGCTGTATCGACATTTCCACCTCCACATCGCGCAGGTTATATGATTTGAATGTCGCCCATTTATTGGGAGCATCGGTTGGCAGATTGCGTGTGCGCTGCCCGTTTGCAGCGGTCGGCTTGCAGAGTACACAGAAGTATCGAATGAGGTCTTTGCCTTCGGTCAACTTTTGCTTTTCCAGACCGAGAACCGCACCGACACCCTCAAGGGAGAGCGGAAGTCCCATATATGCCGACCACACCATAGTGCAGCGCCACGCTTCCGGATTGAGATAGTCACCGACCGTATCCTGTAAAATGCTATAGCCGGTGTTATCGAAACGGTCGATGTCTCGAAGGTACCGCGAGAGGCAGACTCTCTCGAATTGAGCATTGAACGCCCATTTCGTGACTGCATCGTCCGTCAGAGCTGCGAGGACATCCTGCGGCAGCTTTTCGCCGTTTGCAATGTCGACCACTTGAACCTCGTCGCCGTCTACGGAGTAGCCGAACAGAAGGATTGCGAAATCAGGCGCTTCCGTATAACGGTAGACACCGCATTTGGAGAGGTCGACGCTGCTGTAGGTTTCAATATCTATACTGAGTGTTTTCATTCCGGCCTCCTATAGGAGAGGACGGCGTTGAACAAGTCTCCGCCGCCCCATTGCTCCTTAGTTTTTATCCTGATTCTTAACAGCTTTTTTCTCTTTGAGGGACTTGACCTTTTTGCGGATAAAGTCTACCAACTGGTAAATCCAATAGCCGTATGTCCAAGCTGCCAATCCGACGAATGCCCCGAAGCCTCCATAAACGAGGACTTGCTTTGCAAATTCATAGAATTTCATATCCACACCTCATTACATCAGCTCAAGAAATCGTCGTTTTCATCGGAAACAAAGTCAGACTCCGCCGAAGCCCTGCCGCCGAGTGGTTCGCCATCGCGGATTTTCTGAAGATTGTTCAAGCCGCAGGCGATGCCTTTGTTGCCGTTGCTGTTAAAGGCATAGAAGCTGATGCTGGCTCTGCCGTATACGCCGCTGTACACCTCGGAACGGGAGATAACCACATTGCGGTCGGCGTCAACGATGCCGGGTGCCGTTGCGGAATTGGCGTTGATAAAATAGGCGTTTTTGTAGGCAGGGTCGTCCGGGCGCTCGGTGTCACCATCGCGGAGCGGAATTTTGATAGCAGCGAGAGGCGGTACGGATTTACCGTTGCCCTTGAGCTTAGATTCACCCTCTGCATAAGCGGCATCAATCGCAGCCTTGATTTTCTGTACGGTGCGAGTATCGGACTTCGGAACGATAAGGCTGACCGAGAACTTCGGCGTGCCTCCGTTTATTGACTTGGCTTCCCAGACATTCGCATAGCTCCAGCGGGTGTCAGGACCGGTGATAACCTTCATGGGATT